CTGCAAATACGTCGTTCTCGCGTGGGGGAGCCAGTCAGGCAAGACAAGCATCACTGCAATCTGGATGGGATACCGAATTGCGAACGACCCGGCCCCGGCTTTGATTGTGATGCCGAATGAAAAGCTGGCGCGGTCCTATGCGACCGGGCGGCTTCGTCCGCTGTTCGATTCGTCGCCGGCGATCCGCGCAAAGTATCCTGATGATCTCCGAAAGCTTGGAGCTATTGAGATGTTTTTTGCGGACATGAGCCTCGCGCTGGTGGGAAGTAACTCAGACGCGAACCTTGCGAGCAGGCCGATTGAATTGCTGGTGTGTGACGAGACGGACAAGTACCCCGAATCGTCCGACCGCGAAGCGGGCGCATTGCACCCCGCGCTGAACCGAACAAAGGAATGGCCGCGAGCCAGGCACATTATCACAAGCACGCCGACCGTTCCGACTGGCGACGTGTGGGAGTGGTTCATGCGCGGGACTCAAGAGAAGTTTTGCTTCCCATGTCCGGGTTGCGGGGCGTCCCATGACATAGATTTCGAGAAGCACGTCCGATGGTACGAACGGGAGAACAAAGACGACGAGTGGGATTTGGCGAAGGTGGCGGCAACAGCGCATTGGTTGTGTCCAGATTGCGGCCACAAAATGCGCAACGACGAAAAGGGCGAAGCACTTCGCTCTGGAGCATGGCAGGGGACGGCAAATGGCGAGCCGGGGATTCGCTCGTTTCATCTCACATCGGCCTATTCCCCGAACGTCACGCTGGGGCAAATGGCCGTCAAGTTCCTGTCCGATAAAAATTCACTGTCCGGCCTGAAAGATTTCCGCAACGGCTGGCTGGCTTTGCCGTGGGTGGATAAGGCTACCGAACTCGGCGGCGGCGACCTCGACAGGCGCAAGGCGGATTACGAATTGCGAACACTGCCGGAAGGGGTGGCGGTAGTCTGGATCGTTATTGGCATCGACGTTGCACAGATGTTTTCAAACTACGTGGTCCGCGCATTTGCCGAGAGCGGGGAAAGTTGGTTGCTCGATTACGGCCGCTTTGCATCGCCGGAGGATGTGGCGCACTACGCGCAGGCTGCCCGCTATGACGTATGCGGCGAGCAAATGGGGATCAACATTGGAATCATGGATAGCGGCTACATGACCGAGCGCGTTTATCAGACATGCGTTGACTCATCCGCTGCCGGGTTGACAATCTACCCAAGCAAGGGCGGGCAGGAAAAGTTTTTACGCCATCCGGTTCGACGGGCAGATTTCACGCTCGGCGCAAAGTCGTTTCCCAATTCGCTCGTCCATTACGGCGACAACGAAATGAAAAGGATTCTTTATATCGAATCAATCAAAGCTGGCAAAGGGCCGTGGTGGATTCCGCGAAATGTCGGGCGCGATTACCTTGAGGAAATGACGCGGGAAAAGCTGGTTGAGCACCGGACGCCGAAGGGATATGACGAGCCGTTCTGGAAACGAACCGGCGCAAATCACTACGCAGACGCGGAAAAGCTTTGCCTGGTGTTTTGGCTGGCGCGTTGATTGCACTTGACAGATTCAAAGAATCAAAGCACATCGGGTTGCGTGGATTATTACCCAGCACACGACCCCGCAGACGATGCCATTGACGACTCGACGCGGGAGGAGTTGTTTGCCGACGATGATTACGAGAGCCCATATCGAGAAGCGGCCACCAAAATGTTGTCCATTACCATCTCGACGATCACCTGGGTGCGGAAGGCGAGAACGTGCAAAGAGATGATGATGCGGCTCGACCTTGCAGCATGGCTATTTCTTGACGACAACCTTTCGGCGAAGAGCCTGGCCGCGATTGCGAAGATGCACGGGCGGACGCGGGCAACGACATCAACCGCAATCCTCAACCTTGAGACGGCCCTTCACCTTCCGCCAGGTATGGGACAGAAGTTGCGCGAAGATCGAAAGACTTTCAGTCAATCCCGAATAAAAAAATGCACAAAATGAACACCGAAATTGTAATCAGTAATCAATCCCTCATCGAAGAAATCAACACGCGGCAGACGCTTCTGGGGACGCTCAAGGTGAGCGTTGAACAGAACTGTCTGGACTCGGCAAACGCGATCCGCGAGATGGGCGTTTATCTCGCCAAGCTCCGGCAGGACACCAAGCATGGGGATTGGCTGGGGCTGTTTGCTTCATCTCACGGCGAGCCAAATGCACAAGCGGTTTTGCGTTTCGACTCGAACACCGCAGGCAACTACATGCGATTCGCCAAGGCCAACCCTGAGCCATTCACCGACCCGGCGCAGGCAATGGGGGCTTACCGCGAAATTTACAAGTCGGCGGGCCTCATCCTGACTGGATCATCTACCGGAGACGCAAAGCGAATCACCCCACCTGACGGCTGGCTCTCAGACGTGCTCGACGGCGTAATCAAGATTGGCCGCAGCCTGGACAAGCACGATCTCGCCAACGCGCCGAGAGCGCAGCAGGATATTTTGATCGAGCGGATTCGGCCTATCGTGCAAATGTTCGTGCAGATGGGCGGGAAGCTGGAATAATTTTGACAGCCGCCTCGGTGCATGGCTGACATCACCGGAATCAAACGGCACATCCTGCGCCGATACGCGCAAGGCAAGATCACTCTCGACGCAATCGAGGCTATTTCCGACAAGGCGGCGGCGGCAAATTTGCGCGGTGAATCTACCGTTGAAATCACCGCATCTGGTTTTGATGGCGCGAACAGTAGCGGCGTGATGATCTTGTCCACCAACGATCTATTGGTAGCCATCGGGGACATCCTTGACAGCATCTCGCCGGTTGTAACAGCTGTTGCTCCGCGCAGGGTATTCGTCCGCGCTGACTTTTCACGCGCGACTGATTCCGCATTGACCGTCTAGGCTTTGACAGTTCGCGCAGGGCGTGGACGAAATCAAACCTAAATCAAAGAGAGGCGGCGCACGACCCGGCGCAGGTCGCAAGCGCAAAGACCCCCAGGCCCGCAGCTTCGAGGAAACGGCCCCAACCTACAATCGCCCGCAGATATACCTATCCAGCTTAGAGGCGAAGCATGAGCTTTTCGCGTGGGATCGTATCAAGATGATGAAGTCGGCCCGGTGGCTTCTCAACAACTCCGGGCTCGCGCAACGAATCGTTCGCGGCATCTCTCGATACTCAGTCGGCAACGGGCTTGTGCCACAGGCTCGCACGGCGGACCGCGCATGGAACAAGCAAGCGGAACGGCTCTTTGAGGACCGCGTTGCCACCGACGCCTTCGCATTCGACAAATCCGGCGCCGTCAATTTTTACGAAGCGCAACGCATGATCGTTGAGCAGATGGTGACGGATGGAGAAATGTTTGCCCAACTCGCCAAGAGCGAAAACGGGAGCGCGATGGCTAGGTTTATCACGGCTGAATATGTCGGGAACCATAGCAATGATGACGACAAGAACGGCTGGCATGACGGCGTGAAAGTTAATGACGACAACAAGCCAGTCGCCTATCGCGTGCTTTCCTCGCCTACCGACCAGCGCGGGGCCGTGACCGACGTTCCCGCCGGGGACATGATCCACATCCGCAAGCTACACCGATATGGATTCCTTCGCGGGGTCACCTGGCTATGCTCGTCCGTCTCGCGCATTCAAGATTTGCGGACCATGCTGGAAAACGAGCAACTCGCGGCAAATCTAAACAGCAAGATCGGCATTGTCATTGAGTCGCAGGACGCCGGGAATATCGGCCTTGGCTCGTCCATGCGCAAGACGACCAGCGGCACGACAGAAGAAGTCACCTTTGATCGGCTTACCGCTGGCACCGGGAGCGTGCAACTCAAGCCTGGCGAGAAACTATCAGCTCACACCTTCGACCGGCCCAACGTAAACTTCGCGCCGTGGATGGAATTTATGGTTCGGGAAATATCGTGGGCGGCAGGCATTTCGCCTGAACTCATTTGGAATATGTCCGGCGTCGGTGGGGCCGTTGCTCGTCACATCCTGCAAGACGCTGAGGTTTTCTTTTCCGACATCCGTCAGGTTTTGGAGTTTCAGTTTTGCCGCCGATTCTGGCGGTATTGGATCTGGAACCGCATCCAAGCGGGTGAGCTGCCTTACCCTGGTGACGACTGGTGGCGGTCAGACTGGATCGCACCACAACGGCTTACAGTGGACACCGGGCGCGACGGCAAGCTTCGACTTGACCTTGTGCGCAGCGGGCTGCTTTCGACCCAGCGATATTTCAATGAACTCGGCCAGGATAGTGAAGCCGAAACCGAAGACATCATCCGCAATGCCGCCGTTCGAAAACGCATGGTTGACGAAATCGCGGCAGAGGAAGGCGTTAAACTTACAGTGGAGGAAGTGTTCCCCCCTGCCCCCGGCACCGCCCCGATGCTTCCCGCGCAACCGGCCTCTGATGATGCTGAGACTTTGACACCGCCAGCGGAGGCATGACCTGGTATGCCATTGCTAAACAAGCCGATGAGTCCGCGGAAGTTACGCTGTATGATGAGATTGGCGCGTGGGGAATTTCTGCC